TTCATGCACTCCTTCTGATGACAGCGCAGCGTCCCGTCCGCCAAGCTTACCCATGTGCCGTCTACGATCCTGTGTTCCTTGCCACAAGCCGCGCAGCACTCTGTCTCCAACGGGCTTGCTGTCGGCCTGTTCAGCGGCCTCTTCTTTTTCCGCATCTGCTGCAATCCTTTGAGCTATGTCGGCCAGCGCGTTCCGCAGATAGCCCAGTGTCAGTGTCCCGTTACTAAACTCGCCGCCGGCAAGGTAAGCCCAACGGCTGTTGTGTTTCTGCGTGGGCACACCGTACAGCTCAGCGATGTAGAACAACCCCCGGCCAATGGCCTCTAGCCGGATAATTTCACGGTCAGCATCTGCCAAGGCTTCATCACGGGTCATCCCGTACACTCCCCGTCATCTGCTTGGCAAAAGAAGCTCTGGTCATCAAATATCCAGTCCTGCTGCCGTTGCACAAAATCAACAAACTCTGACAGATTTCTTCCTTTTCTGAAGGTTGCGCCGGTCATTTCTTCCATCCGCATCCACCACTGGGCCTTGTCTGGGTGCTGCTTCGCCATAGCAGCCAGCGTCGCCTCACTCTTCAAAAAACAAAAATCACAGTTGCCCTTTGGGGTGGAGCCAGCGGCGTTTGACAGGCGCAGATCAAAAGGCTGTGCCGCCCAAAACGCAGCCACATCTAGCTTTGAGACGCCAGCATCATACAGCGGATACCAATACGACCAGCGATCCTTGCTGTCATGCTTGATGCGTCTGCTTTCATCGGCCCTCAATCCAACAGCCGCAGACCACCGATCCCAGCCAAGTTGCCTTGTGAGATACCGCTTCATTGGCCTTATTTTTAACTCTGTAGTGCAAAACCTAGTCACCACATTCGGCAGATATTTTTTTGCGCGCAATAAAACCTCAAACGGCTCCCCAAACATGCTGCACGAATTGTGGTTGACCACCTTATAGCCAGCCTTGCCATCTGGCCGGTCGTACTCAACCCACACAATCGGCACACCCCAACGCGAGGCGCACTCCTGCACAAAATCCAAAGTCTCCGGCATCTCGCGCCCAGTGTTGGCAAACATCACTTGGCACCTGTCGGGCAGATCACCGTTGGCCTCAAGGATTTTATGCAGCATGAAGGCGCTGGTGCGCCCACCGCTAAAACTGATCTGCACATTGCCGTCTGGCAGTTTGTAATGACTGTTTGTCATATCCAGCCCAACTGCGGCACAGCTAGCCGGCCGCTGTAGTCTTGCGTCCATACAAACCACGCATAAGCCGTTGTGCCGCTGCCGGTGGCCTGTTCATCACCCCGCCACAGCGTCAGCCTTTTGCTGAACACATGGACACGGGCTGGCGGGTTATTGCGGAACAACCGCTCATGGCGCTTGGCGCCTTCCAGAAAGCTCAGACGCAGCAGCCATGCATGTTTCTTCACACCAAGATTGAGCGCATGCAGGATGAACTGCTCGGCAAGCCGGTATGGCGGATTGGTCACAAGGCTGTCGCACTCGCGCTCCATCGCCATCAGGAAATCTTTGCCGGATTCGCAGTACCCATAATCGTTTAGATCGGATGCCATGACGCCATAGCCATCAGCCTCAAGCACCTCGCACACAGCGCCGTCACCGGCTGCCGGTTCCCAAATCACCGGGCTGAATGTTTCGACACGCAGCAACGCCTCTGTCGCTTCTGGCGGCGTCGGATAAAAATCATCCTTATGTCTACTCATCTTCATCTTGTTCCGGCCATTCCGTATAGCCATCGCCATCACACTTTGGGCATTTCCCAAGGCGCTCAATGATGTACCCATTGCCAGATCGGTAATCTGGAACCGCTTCCTCAATCTCGCAGACGCCTTGGCCCATGCATTGCTGACACTCTGGCAGCTCTTCCCAGACGCCGGGATGCCGCATGATGCGAACAATGCGCGGCATGTCGATCGGACCACTAGCCACCAGCCGCCTCGCAGATTTTCCTGATTAGCTTTGACCGTGCTGTGTCGCGCAGTTTGATGAGTGGGCGCAGATACGCCTCGACATGCGCGATCCGCTTTGCCACCACGACATAGACGCCGGCATCACGCAGCCTTTCATGAATGTCTTTTTGATTGTCGCTGACCTTGCCGCCCTTGGGCCGCTTCAGCTCGACCATGATCGGGCCTTTTTGTGACAATTCATGCCACCCGTGATCGCAGACAAACAGCTCCAGATCGGGCCAGCCCCACTTGGTGCCCAGCTTTTTCAGCCGCACTTTGTAGGCGATGTGACGGGTGCCTTCGTTTGGTGAGTGGTGCCACACAGACCCCATGGGCAGGGCTGCTTCCAGCCACTGCACTACATAGTCTTGCAGCTCATCCTCAGTCATTGAGGCCGATCGGGTAGAACGAATTCGGCTGTACCGCTCCATCGCTCAAAGCAATGATCCGCTTCATGTAGCGGACCCCCGGCACCGACTTGGCCGGATGTGAGATTGGCAGGCACCACCGCCTTGCGACAGTGGCGTGGCTGCATCCTGTGAGCCGGGCTAGCTGCGCGTAGCTCCAGCCTTTCGATTTTCGAAATTGATCAAGTGTCATGCATTCTGTGTATAGTGCTTGACATAGTGCGTCAACAGCAATACATCAGATATATTGTTAACATTTAATGTCACAAAGGCTACTCTCATGGACATGATTGAGAACAATCTAAAGCAGATGATTGATCGCTATAAGCGCGACAACCCGAGTGAATCGATCAAGACGATCGCCGCCAAAAAGGGTGTCACGCCTGAAACAGTGTCACGCCATCAGCACAATAAAATCGATATGTCGATGCACGACATCAAGGATTATGCGGATATCCTTGGCTGCACCACATTGGATATAATCTACACATCGCCGCCGATACCAGTGTTAGCTGATGCGACTTGTGAAAGTGATGACGGGCCGATCGTGTATAAACAAAGCATATGTCCAAATGACGCAGAAGTTGCTTACGTTCATGGTAATTTTGACGATAATCTGGGCTGCGCTAAGGTCACTCTTCCAACAAAATATCAGGGAAAATACAAGTGGGTTGACGGTGCGATTGAACTATTTTCAACCAAGCCGTGCTTTGCAAACACAGTGCCACCTGAGGCATTTATGCGGCCATGCCTTGTGCGGACGGTGGATGAAAATCTTTATACCGGCTTGCTGTACCCACAAGCTGGATCGCATTTGTTTAGCCTAGTGCCTTTTTACGGCGATAATGATTCAATCATTCGTGATCTTGATCTCCACTGGGCAACGCCAATTGTTAGCTATATTATTCAGCCGCAGCATTGGGGCGTTAAATTTGTACCGGCAAATCTGCACCCAAAATCCAACGAAAAAATTATGCAACTGATTGCAAACATGAACGCGCGGCGCAAAGCGAAAGGCATGGGATTAGTTAAATAACAACATTTAATGTCATGGCTGTTGACATCTAAAACCACACTAGGATAAAACCGTTCCAACCTTTTGGAGCGGTTTTATGTCTTTTAGCGGTTTCTCTAAACGCGATTTGGTGGAGCTATTCCGGCGCCACAATTATTTTCATCACAGCAAGCCCAGCAACCCTGACGGGTTTACCTTCTACGAAAAATGTATTGTGCGGCCGGCGCTAAAAGCAGCGCAGTCTGTCATTGCCGGCAAGCGCGATGGCGACAAAAAGCAAGCGCAACACCTCATAGATTTGCACGGCGTGTACATCGACGGTCGAGGCAAGCAGCAATCCGGTGACAAGCCGGTGATGTGCGCTGGCCGGGCGGCTGAAGATTACTGCACCGACATCCTAGTCAACGATGCCAACCCCGCTGACGCCTATTCTGATGCAGTCAATTATCTGCATGGCTTTCATGGCGGCAGTTGGCGCAACGCTGCAACAGACAAGCGCGAGATCGACCACAAGCTTAACCCCCGTTACACCACCAAAGGCACCGTGCCGAAAAAAGACGCCGACCACTGTGAGCTGGAGCTGGTGTGCCGCAATGCGCTCGACGGGCTGCGCGAGGCCATGGCCGGCGCCAACAGGATCACCGGCCAGAAAAAATTGACCGGCAAATTTGACGATGTCGAGCTGCGCTATCTTGGATACGCGGATTATCAGGAAGGGGGAGTGGAGCTGAAGACCAAGTGGGACCGCCGGGCAGACACTGACAAGCCATCAGCCAACAGCTTGCCCAACGACATCACCTTTGATCACCTGATGCAAGTCGCCGGCTACTGGCACATCACCGAAATCATGCCGACAATCGTTTACGCGAACCGCCTTGGTTACCGCGTCTTCAAACCATCTCTCGAACAGCTACAGGCCGGCGTTACGGCCATTGTAGAGGCATGCAAGCGCCGTGAACGGCTGCTGGCTGCCTCACCTACCACCGAAGAGCTGCTGCGCCTGTGTGACCCGCAATGGGAACACGCATACCTGTGGAAAGGCATGGCGCCGGAGCTGGTGGATCAAGCCCACAAAATCTGGAGAGCCTGATGATCAGAATTATGACACGCAAACGCGCGACAGACCTTGAAACCGAAATTCTGCGTCTGCGCTTCCAGCTTGAACAATTGCAGAAAGACGCGCTGGCGCGCGGGGTTCTGTTGAATGAAATCTACCAAATCATAAATCAACTGAAGGAACAGAAATGATGCACGATCTATTTGCTGTTGAGCCGCCGCACCAAGCGCACAGCCCCACCAGTGCAGCTTCGGCTGCGGAAACCAAGCCCAAATTTGGAAAGAACATAGTCAAGGTTTTGGCTGCGCTTTCTGAGCGCGACGGCCTCACAGATGAGGAAGGTTGCGAGGCCAGCAACATGACCGGCAACAGCTACCGCCCTGCCCGTGTTGCTTGTGAACGGCTAGGGCTAATCGTCAAAACAAACGCAACCCGCAAAACAAAAGCCGGCCGCAACGCGGCTATCTACATGCTGACCATGCTTGGCAAAATGGAATGCAGCCGATGATGCCGGCAGAGATAGCCAAAGCGCTTGTGGCATTTCAAGCCAGCCTGACCGATCTGAAAAAGGACAAGCAGGGCCAGCGTTCAGAATATTCCAGCGTTGGCGCCATGATGACACTCGTCAAAAAGGCAGCAACAGATCACGGGTTAGGCATCAGCATGCCAGTCTGCTTTGAAGAAGGCCGGGGCTGGCACTTGCGCGCAACCATCATGCATAGCTCCGGCGAATCGTGGCAGCCGGCAGAATTTGGCTGGCCGCTTATTGTTGACGACATGACCAACCAGCAGAAAATCGGCAGCGCCGTTTCCTACGGCCGGCGCTACCTGTTGCAAGCGATACTTGGGCTAGCATCCGGCATTCAAGAAACTGACTTCGATGAAGATGACAACGGCGCCATCAATGGCACACTCGACACTTTGCCGAAGGATATCGATTTCAAACAATGGGGCGACGATGCGCTGATTGCCATCGACGCCACAGAAGACTTCGATGCGCTAGATGCGTGGGACAAAGAAAATTCCAAAATTATCATCAGCGCTCAGAGCGCCGCGCTTGATGTTTACAACACTGTAGGCGCAGCATTCGTTAAAAAACAGGAGAGCTTCACCAATGTCGGGCAAGCCAACATTCAAGAACAATAAATTCACATTGGAGTTTGCGCGCGGTGCGGACGGCCAAGTGATGGAATTGAAAGCAAGCTGCTGGGTCAATCCCAAAAAAGATGATCGCTACGACGCCGCAAAAAACGCGGCATGCGATCAGATTCGCCAGCTCGTCATAGACAATGATCTCAGCTTCCGGGTGGTGTTCGATCACCGGCAAGGCGACGATTACAACAACTGGCCACAGGTTGGCGCTTTCAATCTTTTTGCCAACACAGAATTCCCCGGCACACAGCAGCCGGCTGCGGCACCAGCTCCGGCTGCGGCGCCAGCGCAACCAG